CTTTTCTTCCCTACTGAATCTCGAAGGTCAATACACAGTTTTCCTACTTGTTCCTGGGTAAGAGATTTCAAGTATTTCTTAATATGGATGTTGTATAGATTAGTTTGAAAGGCAATCTTGAATTCACGTTTTTCTGCCTTTGTAAAATTGGAGATAGCTTCGGCTACTTTCCAAATCTTGTTTCTGTCCATATCTATTCCTCCTTCTCTTCTTTTTTGGGATCATCTAATAAATGCTCTAGTTGATTCTTCAACTTCTCTTCATAATCTACAAACTCCTTCTCCAAATTCTCCTTATTAACCTTCCTCCTCTCTACTATCTGTTCCTGAGTTTCTACTATTGGTGACTCATCTATTTGTTGGCTAGCAGGTTGGTTGTTAGGTTGTTGATTGACCTGGGAGAAGAACCTCTTGGCCTCCCTCTCTATCTCACTCATCATTTGTTCCTGATTTAGAACATTCAGTTTTAGGTTCCTAAATCCCCTACCATCTGGGTTGAGATTAGCTTCTCCTCCGAAATATCTATCCAGATAGACTACCGCATCGTTAGTAAATTGGATAGGTTGGACCAAGTTGTTGTCTACGAAAATGTGATACAAGTCCTCCACTATTCTCCTACCAAGTGCACTTTTGCTAGCTAGGTGAACTCCCCTTTCATTATAGTATCTGAGTAGGGTAGCCAGATGTCTCCTATCTACCCTAATTTGTATGATGCTATCATTCATCTTACCCTCCATACATTCCTGCCTTTACTAGACAATATAACATCCCACTAACGAAGCCAAGAAGGTAGATCAACAAGTATATGACTACCTTCTCGACACTACTACTGGGTTTTTTATGCCCTTCCATTTCTAGTGAGATAGTTCTTATTAGAGGTGTAATGTTAGTTATATTTTTCATGAGTTCTATCCTATTCTGCTCGGAAGTAGTCAACATGACTATAAGTGGTAGGGCTGTAGAATTTTTTAGCTAGTAGACCCCTTTTCACTAGTAGATCCAAATCGGCAGATAATATTGTGTTACCTTTATATGTTTTATAACATACAAGACGTTCTCCTGGTTTCAAGTTCATCAAGATATGATTTCGGATTTCAGTTAGAGTTGCTATTGACCTTTCTATATTTTCTTTCATCTATCAATCCTCCTTGTCTCCTTAAACAAATTATTTGTTTAAGGTGTTTAATCACCCACCTTCAACCACTTGCCATTAGGTTGCTTCTCATACGCTTGTCCCTTCCTATCCCTAATCCAACTCCAACTTCCTTTTCCCCTCCTATTCCACTTGTTAGGAAGGGATGCTTGGAGTACCTATCTACTCCAAGCGGTAGGTATTTTGGCAGGACTGAGGATAGGCTCAGGTGAGATATTATCTATTCTCTGACACCTTCACTGCTTGTAATATTACCTTCTCCTTCATAAACCCAATCTGCAACTTTCTCGTAGAACTTTCTATGTAGAGATCTCTCTGAATAGTTTCCACTCTTATCTAATTCTCTCACTTGCCTATGGAATGCGTTGACTAGAAGATATCTTTCTTGTCTATTCAACTCTATCACTGGTAACTACACCTCCTCTCCCACTATTTTAACCCATTATACCATATCTACCTCCGCTTGTCAATACCTACAACCAATTTTTTTGTATGCCTACACTCATTTTATTTATTACACCCATTGTATACATACAATCATTGTATACATACACCCATTGTACTTATGTATGCTACCCCCCCCCCCCGTCCCAAATCTGTTTGTTTAAGGTGTTACAAACATAATCTCTACTCCATATATAACTACTAACTACTAATATGTTACTAGAGATATATATGTTGTGTATATGGTATATATGATGTATGATATGTATTATGTGTGTTAGTATATATGTTGTGTATATGATATGTGTTATGTATGAACTCTTAAACAAATGTTTTGGCCGCCCATATATGGACATGGGGGGTAGCATACATAAGTACAATCGTTGTATGCATACATACATACATACAATCCAATTGTGTCAATAACCAAAAAAAGAGCTAGCTCAACCCAAATGAGCTAGCTCTTTTGTGTCATGCCTTCTAGCAGGTTGGTATTACTTTTTGAACCGCTTTTCGAGCTTTTCGAGTAATATTAGAGCTTGCTCGTCACTCATCTTGTCAACATCAGGCGTTTTGACCTGACGAAGTCTTTTGGGTTCAGGAATATAGGTGAACTCGCTCGGAATTTCACCCTGAGCACGCCAAATCTTTTGACATTCAATGACAAGAGATTTAGTTGCGTACCTTTCGAGCACTTGTCCGAGTGTCAACCTAGACAAATCAACACTTAACTTTGTTTCGGTTCCCTGATCCTTGGGAACCAAATCGTCTAATCTAGTCTTGCACTTTTTGTGCAAGATAATTCCTTCTAACTTATCCTCTAAATTCATTTTTACCTCCTAGTATTTATTGATAAGCTAGAAGACATGACGATTGTGCTCCCACGAGTGACGCCAGAGAAGAGATTATCTTATAGCTCGGAATATCCTGTTGTACCCAACCAGTTCGCAACATAACACGTGTAACGCGTATTTGTGGACTGATATCATTCCGTCGTCTCGCTGAACATCTTGACTAGCGAAATCGTTGACCCACCGATATAAACGATTTGGAGCAACATTATCATTCGTCAATAGTGGGTCTGGTTGACGAACGGCTTGATACAATCGCCACAAATCCATAGTGGCGATTGTATCCCAATTCAAGGACGCCAAAGTCCCTGAATATCCCTCGATAGCATCAATCAATTCTTCCCTAGTCATATTGTTTCCCCCCCTAGTGGTATAACTGGCGCCACTAGTGGGAGCACAATCAGATATTTAATTGTCAAAGAACATACCATTATGACAATGGTAACACAATCACAATATATCATCTAGAAATATAATGTCAACATTAACGAAATAGACCAATGGGGGAAAGTGAGCTAAATCCACCGTGGGTTAGAATACTTACAAAATGTCCTAGAAATACTAAAACCACATTTCCCCACATTTATCTCACCTAGTAACCTAGCAACCAGTGATCTAGTAACTGGTGTGGATAACTTAAACAAATAATTTGCCCAAGTGGTGATGTTTGTGACAAATAGTTCCTTGACAAACAACCGGAATTGTGATACACTCAAGGCAGAATAGGAGAATTATATTATGTATGGGTTTGAGAATCTAAAGAAGAGAGATAGGAGGAGGGCAGAGCCGGGGAAGAAGAAGATGTACCAGATCAAGAACTTGTGGTCTCAACATAATGAGATGTTGAGGCTCAAGTTGTTGGGAGTTAGTAATGTTAGGATAGCTGAGATGTTGGGGATGTCTAAGGAGATGGTTTCTATAGTGATGAATTCTGATATTGCTAAGGCGAAGTTGAAGGTTATGGAGGGAGCTAGGGATGCAGAGACTCTAGATGTGGCTATAGAGATTAAGAAGATGATTCCTAAGGCTCTTAAGATATATGAGGAGATTCTAGAAGATCAAGAAGGTAGGATTTCGATGAGTCTTAAGAAGAATACGGCAGATACTATAGTTAAGGATTTAGGAGGTTATGAGGCTCCTAAGAAGCTAGCTGTCAGACACTTCTCGGTGGAGGATATAGAAGCTATCAAGCAGAGAGGGAAGATGTTAGCTAGTGAGATGGGGAACATAATAGATGTGTAAGCAACCTGTGGGAGATCATGAGAGGTGTAGATTATAAAGGTATGGGCTTATCAAGATCATGAGAAGTGAGAAGTGAGAAGCGTGAAGGGTGAATGTAGGTTGGATTGTGAGACTTAGGGAGAAACAATCTAAATTTGCAGAGTTACTACCTATCCTAATCTCCTACATCTACGCTTGTGGGTATGAGGTTAGTTTAGGTGATGCTTGGGCGAGGGATGGGCATGTAGAGGGGAGTTTTCACTATAAGAGGTTGGCAATAGATCTCAACCTCTTTAAAGATGGGGTTTATCTGAGAAGTTGTGAAGATCACAGAAGGTTTGGTGAGTTTTGGAAAAGTTTACACCCGCTTTGCTCCTGGGGTGGGGATTTTAGGAATAGAGATGGCAACCACTATTCTTTTGGAGAGAGAAGATGAGTAATGTTATTGGAGAAGGTGTTGGTTTGATTAGGGATGGGTTAAAGAGGATTTGGCCCGAACCTATGAGTAGGGAGAAGGAAGCAGAAGTTAACGCTTTGATAGAAAGTGGGTTTAGGAACTTTGTGGTTCAATATGAAGGGGCCATGAAGGATTACAAGGATATTCCCCTAATTGGGCCAGCGGTACTTTTGTTTAGGGGTTTAATTAGACCTACCTTCACTTGTCTAGTTGGTTACCTCGACTACTTATTTGTGACTGGAACTAACTTCACCCAGCCTCAAGCGGAGTTGGTTAAGTCTATGACTATAATAGTCCTCTTCTTCTGGTTTGGTGAGAGAGCTGTGAAGAATTCGGGATTGTTAGACACCCTATCAAGTTTCTTTAAGAAGAGTTAGTTATGGGACTTAACTTAGGAATAGATTTTGAAGCTGTCAAGAATGACTCTGAGTTGAGAGATATCTTAGCTCTCTGTAGTGTTAGTACTAAGATGACAGCTAAAACCCTATTCCCAGATAGATTCTTCTCCAGATTTGCAAAGAACATCCACGATCCTATATTTGAGATGATAGATTCTGATGCTCCTAGAGTAGCTATAGCCGCTCCTAGGGGTTTTGGAAAAACCTCTATTGTTGGATTGGCTTATGCTGGGAGGAATATCTTATTTCGACAGAAGAAGTTTATAGTTTATGTTAGTATGAGCTTTGATGCGGCTTGTTCCCAAACTGAAAACTTGAAAACTGAGCTATCAACCAATATTGGGATTAGGAGTTTGTTTGGTAGGATTAAGACGAAAAATGCTGCTGGAATGGATGAGAGTTTTAGTAAGAAGTCTTGGGTGGCTATAGATACCCTCGTTTATCCTAGGGGTAGTGGCCAACAAGTTAGGGGTATGTTGTATAAGAACTCCCGGCCTGATCTGATAATAGTAGATGATTTGGAAGACCCAGAAACTATTGAGAATGAGGATATTAGAAGGAAGAGGAAGGAGTGGTTCTTTGCTGATTTGATGAAGGCAGTTAGTAGGTTGGAGAAGGGGTGGAAGATAGTTTATATTGATACCCTAAAACATGAGGACTCCCTCTTACAAACTTTGCTTGATTCTAGTGATTGGGAGAGTATTAGGTTAGAAGCTTTTGATGATAATTATGAAGAAGAGAAGGGGATCTTGGATGTTCTATTTAGGGAATATAGAAATCTCCCCATCTCTACTGAAGATGCCAGCTTCAAAAAGGAATACTTCCAATATTATAATGAGGCAGAGTTAGATAAGAGTAAGATTGAGACTGTTATAATGGTTGATCCTGCTAAAACTGCCAAGTTACAAAGTGCTGATTCTGCCATAGTAGCTGCTGGGTTGGATTATTCGACTAGTAGTATTTATGTTAGAGATATAGTTTCTGGAAAGATGTATCCTGACGAGTTGTATGATGAGATGTTCTCGATGAAGCTTAGGATGAACGCCCACACTATTGGGATTGAAGTTACGGGGTTGGAGGAGTTTATAAAACAACCAATTAAGAACGAGATAGTTAAAAGAGGTCCTATGTTCGCTTTCGAGCCTATTTGGTTGAAAGCAAGAGGTGGGCCGGCAGACAGTGGTAATCAGAAGGGTAAGCTCAAGAGGATAGCCGCACTAGTACCATTCTATCGACAAGGTTATATCTACCACAACAAGACTTGTTGTGATGTGTTAGAGTCCCAACTCCTAATGTTCCCCCGTTCCAAGAGAATGGATGTGATGGATGCTTTTGCTTATGTTATTGAGATGATGGAGTTGGGTGAGAGATACTTCAATCCCCCTATTGAGTCTAGTGCTGATATAGAAGCTGAGTATAGAGAGTTAGAGAAGGAATACGAAGCTCCCCTTGATGGATGGAGGGTTATATGAGGGAGATTAGTGATTTTATTGGGATTGGGATAGCTGGATTACTTAGTATTTTGTGGTTTGATATTAGGAGCTTTAAGAAAACTTTTATTACTAGAGATGAGCATGATAATGTTTGTAGGATTAAGGAGTTAGAACATAGAGAATCGTTTAGAGAATATATAGATGCTAAGTTTGAGGAAATAAAAGTTTTGATTAAAAATGGCAATTCTAAATCCTGATATGTTCAACCCAGTCCAGCTTTGGGCTAGACTTGGTGGTGGTAAGGCTTTGAGATTTATTATGAAAAACTTCTATGAACCAATTTGGAAAACCTTAAACAAATTTTTTGTTTAAGGTGGTTGAGGTTATGGCTAAGAAGTATGTCAGAATAGGAAGTATGACTAACGTTCATGTCTATGATGATGCAGACTATGTTGGTGGTATAGAAACTGATGATGTCATCATAGCAGGAACTGCTCCAACTAATCCAACTGAGGTATTGAGATTACAAGATGTTGGTAGTGCAGCTGGAGATGTGATTGGACCTGCTTCTTCTACTGATAATGCTATAGTTAGATTTCATGGTGCTACTGGTAAGAGAATTCAGAATAGTTTGGGAACTATAGATGATTCTGGCAGAGCTAGTCTTCCCTCAGCTAGGATTGGTGGAGCTACTGATTATGTTGATATTGATGGTAATGGGGTTATAGTTTTTCATGGAGATGCCAGATTTCACAACCACATAGCAATTCCCTCACCTAATTGGCTACCTGGTGGTACAGCTCCTACTGCTGGTTTTGTAGGTATTTGGCCAGTACTTAGCTTCAGTAGTGGTGGTCCATTAGAGGAGGTATATTATGCTCTAATGGTACCCTATAGATTTGATGGCGTTACTACTATGAATGTATATATAGATTGGTGTTATACTGGATCTAGTGATAATGGAACTGTCAAGTGGGATGTGGAGTATAGGAGTATAGAGCCTGGTGAAGTAGTTAATGGAGCAACAACTAGCATTAGTGGAACCTCTGCTGGCAATCATACTTCTGGTGAGTTAGTCAGAACTGCTATTAGTACTGGAATAACTTGTGAACCTCATGATGATCTTGGAATTAAGCTGACTAGGGATAGTGCTACTGATACTCTAGCAACTGATGCTCACCTAATTGAAGTACACTTGCAGTTTACAACTAATAGGTTGGGTGAGCCAATATAACAACTATGGAGATGTAATAGTATGGCTGATAGAATATTCACGAAAACTTTGATGGATTCGGAATCTATATCCGCAGGAGCTACTGCTTATAGTAACAAGTGGAGTGCTCAGAAAACTTCAGGAGTTTTTGGAATTGAAGTGACAGTTCAAGGGTCTGGGCAGGTAACTATCAAGCAAGAAGCTACTATTGATGGAACCAACTACTATGTACCCTCAGGTGCTCCTGATGTTGTTACTGATATGACTTCTTCCGATGGTGTTGATAGTAATGGTATTGATATTTTCCAAGTTGACTTGTTTCCTGCCTTAGGTGGACGACTTCGCGTTATTGAGACAGGTGCAGCTAACTCAGTTACTGTTACTATCAAAGCTGTGTTACAATAGGAGTTAATCAATGAAGAAGCTATCTTTTATAATATTAATACTAGTATTCTTAGTATGTTTTTCAACTGCCCATGCTTGGCGTCAACCTATTAGAGTACCAGATCAACAAGCAGGAGATATTCTCTACTTTGATGGTCAAACGTGGAAGCCTCTGCACAAGTCAGTTGGAAAGTATTTGAAGTCTGGAGCTTCTGCACCAACTTGGGATACTGGAGGAGGTGAATCTACTACTGTTAGTGGGCCTCCCTTGACTTTATCTGGAAGTGATATAACCTTTAACTATGATACAGGACAGTTCGAGCTTGATGGTAATAATCTGAAGATCAAGTCTACTCTTGATGGCTTTACATTTACGAATGTAGTATCAATAACAATGGCCAAGCAGAGTGGTGTAGCAGGTCAGATGTCTGTTTATGAAGCTAATGGTACGGATACGTCTGTGAATGGTTTTATAGGAGCTGATTCCCTCGCTGATGATCAGTTATTCAAGTTTCCTGACGCTGATCCAGTGGCGAATTCTATCTGGCTGATTGGGGCACCTTCATCTAATGTAAGTGCCATGTCCTATATTACCTTGGATGACACAGGCGGGGATGGCGATACCGACAAGATATGGACAGCGGATAAAATATATGATGAGCTTGCCCTGAAAATAACATCTACCGCTCTCAACAGTCTATCTGAATTGAATAGTCAGATTGCCGACGCAACTATTCTGGCTAAAGACGCTGACCAGGACATTTGGAAATCTGTTGTTGTTGATGCGTCCGCATTTTCAGTTGATGGTACAATATGTACTACACCTGCGGAGGTTACCATCAACTCGGGGCCAAAAACCTGGGCAGTTGATTGTTCTTCTGACGATGCAGGCGTCTTTTATTTCAAAATCCCTAATATGCCGGAAAACTGGGATGGTGGAAGCATAATCATTGAATTGCAGGTCTATTCAGACGAGGCTTCCCCTTCAGGGACTATTGAATGGGATATGGCAATTCAAGCTAGGAGTAATGATGAAACTATCAACAATACTTGGGTAACCACTAATGGTGAAATTTACTTTGAAGATGCCGAAACCTCAAACACAACCGTCGATACTCAGTATGATGTCTTCCATTGCAAAAACAAGACTGCTATGTCTGCAAGCGGTGCTGGAGGCGATACACTTTTTGTAAAGGGCACAAGAGATAATGATGACGGCACTCATGATACAAGCACGCAAGGTATTTTCATTCTTGGTGCTACTGTATATTACCAGATAGACGATCAAGACGAGAAGGATTAATCCATGAAAAAGGTTCTATTAGCTTTTTTAATCCTAATATTCTGCGCTCCAACCGCTTATAGTTTTCAGTTGATTCATGGCAGACCTTCAGCTGGAGCTTCATATCTCTTTGACAATGGATTTGAGGGTACCGGAGATGAAGGCATTTGGACGACTGGGGCAGGAACGCCTGATTATGACGCTACTACTACTCCCATGACGGGAAGTGAATATCTCTCTCTTGATGCTGGTGAATCTGTCACAGCCGGTTTTACTGCCACTTCGGAGGTTTGGGGAACCTTCCAATTCCGATTTGATGATAACTTTGAGAATACAGAATATGTTTTTTATCCAATGACCGGTGTCGTCAGTGTGGCACTTATGCAACTTAATATGAGTCAAAGATTACAAGGAAAAGCATCCGGTGGGAGTTATGATTTTGGTAGCACAACATTAACTGCAGGCACTACGTATGATATTAAATGGTACTATAAGAAAGGCACAGGGTCAAATGCCATTTTTACTGTTTGGCTCGGTGTTGGTGGATCATGGAACCAGGAATTTTCATCTACAGACGGTACGGGAACTAGTGATGTGGATGGTGTGAAATTTAGAAATGCAGCAGACACAGAGATAGTAGACATTGATAAGGTATTAGTAGACGATGTTGATTCTTTTACGTCTCCTTAGTAGTTTGGTATTCTTGTTTGTTCTCACTTCCCCTTGTTGGGCAGAAACCTTTTATGTTCGCCCCGTCGGTGGTTCTTATGGCTCCGAGGACGGTTCCAGCTATGATAATGCCTGGGATGGTCTCTTAAATGTTCAATGGGCTAGCCCGAAGGAATCAGGAAAGGTGGGGCCTGGAGATACGCTCTACATTTGTGGTCTGCATATTTATACATGGACAGGTAGCCCACCTATTGCTACTGCAGGGAACATTAACTTGGTTGGTGGTACTTCAGACGAGGCTCGAATTACTATCAGGGGCGATTATCCTAGTGATCCTGGAATAGTTTGGGGTGCTTTTTATGATAATTCAGATACATGGGCTGATGAAGGGGGTGGTGTCTGGTCTTTTGTTTTGAACGCTAGTCATTATGAAGATTGGTACTTTGAGGATGTTTCATCAAGTTCATGGACAGTTTTAGACAAGGAAACATCTCTTGCGAGCTGTCAAAGTAATCCCGGTTCTTTTTATGCGGCAAGTTTTGGCAGTGGGAGTACTTTATATGTTCACACTTCTAATGGCCTAAGTCCTGCTAATCGTGTGCTTTTTAACTCCTTCGGGTATCGGTTTGCTTGTGCGGGCTTGTCTTATATAACATTTTACAATATATCATTTTATAATCATTCATTTATTGGCAGTCCAAAATTTAATGGAGCTTCCCATATTAAATTTGATAGTTGTGTTTTTATGTATGCTTCAGGCAATATGATCGGTGTATTTGACAATATGGATTATATAGAAGTGGTAAACTGCGAAATAGCTTGGGCAGGTAACGGTATATACAACATTAGCTCAACAAACAATGCGCCTAGTTATTATACTTACAAGGAAAACTATATCCATGATATAGGAACCAGGATTACAAGTAGCGACGCTCATGCAATAGGAATTCAGGGGGGCCATGATGGTGAGATAATAGGAAATTACTGTGTTAGGTGTGGGTCAGGTCCTTTACTCTATTGTTATATCGATCAGGTTATTTATAATGTAACAATAGCCTATAATTGGATTGAACAGGGACATACCGAAGGAGGAGGCACGAATATAGGCATTGGTATTAATGAAGATAACGACTCTTGGGCCGAAGCTGATAATATTAAAATTTATGGAAACGTACTGAAAGACACGACTGAAGGAATACATCCGAAAACACGATGTAATCTCAACGGACTTCCCGGCGTACATATTTTTAACAATACCTTTATTAATTATGAATATGGTTCTTATAGCTCTCAAAGTCAATATTTGTTAGCGATTGAAAATGGTAATACAGAAACCGAAAGCCTCGACTCGGATGATGTTTTTGTGGGGGCTACATCTGGTGCAGCTGCCAGAGTTGGACATGCTCGGATTTCTGGTTCAGCTCCGAATGTTACAGCGAATTTTACATACTCCCTCTTATATATTATTAATTTTAACTCTGGTGGCACGGATACCATTTCCGTAGGAGATATTCTCACCGGGGCAACTTCTGGTGAAAAATGCACCGTTCGTCGTCTTGATCTTTCAAGCGGTTCCTGGGCTGGCGGGGACGCTGCTGGCAAATTATACGTTACCATTAGCTCTGATGATTTTACTGACAACGAAAACTTTAATCTTGATGGTGGGCAAGATAATATTTTAACTATGGTCGGAAATACATCTCGTCCATCTTTTCAGGTCGGAGAAGATGTTGATTTGACAGGGTCTAAATGCGCTGAAGTAACTTATGCTGGTATGAAGGGACCAAGTTTAAAACTTTATAACAATATATTTTATTCTTCCGAATCTCCTACCTCTCATGTTGTTTATAATACATCTGCCACCGACTATGCTACTATTGATAGCAATTACAATATTTTTTATCCTTCTGGAAATTACTACTACTGGTCGGGGGGAAACAATGATTTAACTGCTTGGCAGGCCAGGACAACTCCTTCTGGCAGCACTTTCGATCCAAATTCATCTGAAACAGACCCCAAAATCAATGCAGACGGGACGTTGCAGTCTGGCTCTCCCGCAATTAATTTTGGGGCTGACATGGGCACTTACAACCTTCTTAGCCCAAATTCAATCTGGAACGCTTCGGCAGGCGGGATGAGTTTAAGTCTGCTTGATGCTGATACTTACGGTTGGCCTGCTGGTGCTTTTTTATGGCTGAATGGTGGTTCAATAGAACAACTAAGTAAGGGTATGAGTTCTGTAGGGAATATGTATTAGTGCTATTTGAGTATATTATGTTTGAATATAGAGAAGGAGAGTTTAAATGAAGAAAGTTATACTATCCATCTTATTAGTCCTACTGATGAGTTTTAGTGCTTATGCTCAAGTCTACCAAACTGATCTAATACTAACTAAACCTGATGCTGTTTGGGTTGATTCTAGGTCTTATAATGGGCTGAGTTCACTCCTGACTGCTATCGGATCGGACGAGACTACTATCTATATTGCCCAGCAGGAGGATTTTACTGGAACTATACCAGATAATGTAAGACTCAAGTTTTTAACTGGTGGTAGTATTAATGCTACTGGGCCAGTTACTATAAATGCCAAATTTATAGATGCTCCCAATGTTAGAATATTTTATGGGAGTGGAGCTTATGACTTTGCTAGTGGTAGTGAGTTGAAGAGTGCTTGGTTTGAGGACTTTGATGAGGTTGTTAGTGAGACTAGTGATGATGAAGTTACTATTATTATGTCTCAGAATGAGACTGCTACTACTAATGCTTCTCTTGGAAATAATGTAGTTTTGAAGTGGGATAGTCCTGGTAATGAGCTTACTATAAGTTCTGGTATTGTCATTTCTAACGTTGACAAAATTATTGCTGGTGATTATCAGATAGTTAGTGGAGATGGTAGGTTTGATTTTAATGATGGAGTTGTTTTGAAGTCTACTTGGTTTAGTGCTTTGAATGAGGTTGGTAGACATATTGATGATACTATAGTAACTTTGGAAATTAGAGATACTGAGTCAATAAGTTATGATTATACATTTAGTAGTAATATAACTCTGTATTTTTACGAAGATATTAGTGTAGGTGCTGGAAAGACTATAACAATATACAGTCCTGCAAATGTTGTTGCTCAACCTACACAACAGATATTTAGTGGAGATGGTTCAATTAGTTTTACTAACGGTGGGACAGTTTATCTTGAATGGTGGGGAGTTGATGGGACTGCTGATGAGGTACAAATTAATGCAGCTATTAGCTCTATACCTGATGGATTGGTTAAGTTCAATAACAAGACTTATACCATTTCTACAAGTGGTTCTATTGCTGGCAAATCCTCAGTTTGGTTTGAGGGTTCAGGTTATACATCTCTAATCTATTCTACTGGAGCACGAACTGCTCCTGTGATGGATTTAGATGGGGTTACCAATGTCAAAGTTATGTCCTTAAATTTTGATTCAAATAGTGATTCACAACAATATGGTCAGCTTGAGATATCAGGAAACTCGTCTAATATTGAAGTATCAGGATGTAATTTTAAGGATGGTTATGCTGGGATATGGATAAACCCAGAAGAGAATGATACTATTAAAGAGATTCTAATTAGAAATAATCATCTCGAAAACCTGTCACACAATATCTATGTTGGAGCAAATACTGGTATTACGGGTGAGACTATTCAATGTTTGCGTATTGTAGGGAATTATTCTAAAGATGCGTGTTCCGGCGGAGACGGGATTAAACTAATACAGTCTGTTTATGACTGTACAATTGCGAATAACGTATTTGAGGGGAATGACGCAGATGGTATAGATTTGTTTGCTTCTGGCGATAGAATTACGATTACAGGGAATATTATTGAAGGTAATAGCATACATGGTATAGACATTAAATCAGATCTAACATCTTATCCTGCCGCTACATGGAGCGAGGGGAAGAGAATTATTATTGTAGGAAATATCATTCGTAATAATACAGATGTTGGTATTAAGATATGGAAAACTACAGCAGATGAATGGCCTAGAGGAATAGTTATAGATGGTAATGAAATATCTGGGAACGGTAACTATGGTATTCAGTGTCGAGGTCATTATGTAACTATCTCTAACAACAATATCTTTTCCAACTGTTTAACAGGGGCGGGAGATTATTCTGCTATTTATGTTGGTGGTATATCTGGTGATCCATGTGATGCTGTTTCAATTATAGGGAATACTGTATATAATAATGGAAAGAATGGACAGACTAACAGTGGAATTCTGATAAGCGGTTATGTAAATCAGTGTAAAATAATAGGGAATACTACAAACAATGATACAGTTCTGTCTAATCCTTATCAAGATTATGGCATTTATATTTCCACAACTAGTATAACCAATATTGTTATGAAGGACAATCATGCTTCTGGGAATTTAACAAAAGACGTACAGATCACTTCTGGTGCAGGTATAGAAATAACAGGCGAATCAGTTTCGGTTAGAGTTGGGACGATTGCCGCAGGAACAGATGATGAATTACCTATCTTTTCTCCAGATTCTAATGTAGTTATACTTTCTGCTTATTTTATCAATGCTTCTGACATTACCCAGAATGACACGAATTATGAAACACTCACTATAAGAGATCGTGGGGCTGATGGTTCTGCCACTAATACAATTTGTTCTATAAATACTAAAGTTACTGGAGGCGTGGCTATTAACGATTTTGATGCTGTTAGTATGGGAACGCCTAATGCTACTCACAAAATCCTTACAGCAGGCGACGTTGTGTCTTTTGTCAAAGTACATGGTGGTTCAGGTCAAGGTCTTGATGAAGCAATGGTACAGCTTAATTATATCACTTACTGATACTATTTGAGTGAGGATAGAATGCCTAACATAGTACATGGAAATTTAGAGGGTAAAAAGAGTTTGGAGTTAGATATTAGGGATATAAAAGCTGATTATAGTGATAAGTATCCTAATGAACTAGACCTAAGGCCAGACTCTACCTTGCATAAGTCTATTAAGGATAAGATATTGGAGAGAGCTAGAGAGAGTAATAATGTCATCTCGGCCAGATATGATAGTTGGAATGAGATAGACAAAGTTCTGACTGCTTATATTAAGACTAGTGACAAAGAGAAAGAGTTGAAAGAGGATGATGAGAGGAAGCCAGTATCTATTCTATTTCCCTATTCTTATGCTATGATGGAAACTATGTTGAGCTATCTAGTTGGAGCCTTCTTTCAAGATCCTATATTCATGTATGAGGGGTTTTCACCAGAGGATACTATTGGGGCGGCTTTGTTAGAGTTGGTAGTACAACTTCATTGTGTCAGAAACAAAATATACATCCCACTTCATGTTATGTTTAGAGATGCTCTTAGTTATGGGATGGGAGTGGTTAGTCCCGATTGGGTAGTTAGGACTGGATATAAGAGGATGCAGAGTAAGAGTATTTCTATATATAATGTTAGGGGAGAAATATATGAAGGTGGGCCAAATACTGAGAGAGTTGAGACTGTAGTATTCGAGGGTAATTCTCTAAAGAATATTGACCCCTATATGTTCCTTCCCGATCCTAATGTGGGAACTGATATACAATCTGGTGAGTATGTTGGGTGGATAGTTAGGGATAACTATATGAATTTGTTGAGGGAGGAAGAACATGATGAGGAGATGTTTAATGTTAAGTATTTGAGGGCTATTGAGGACAAGACCTCTGTTTTTGCTAGCGACCAGAGTGAGAGGGAGAAGAAGACTAATAAGGGGAGTAGAAGTGGTAATTGGTATGGGAGTACTAATAGGGTAGATGTTATTTCTATGTATATTGATCTTATACCTAGTGAGTGGAAGCTTAGTGATAGGGATACTCCCGAGAGGTGGTATTTTGAATTAGCTGGCGATGTTGTGCTAATCAAGGCTCAACCAGCTAACTTCGACCATAATATGTTTAATGTAGCTCTTTGTGCTCCTGAATTTGATGGGTATACTCCTACTCCAATAAGCAGGTTAGAATTGATGAATGGGATGCAAGGGGTGCTTGATTTTCTATTCAACAGTCATATAGAGAATGTTAGGAAAGCTATTAATGATATGCTAGTTGTTGACCCCTATCTTGTTAATATCAATGATGTGAAAGATCCAAAACCTGGGAAGATGATTAGGTTGAGAAGGCCTGCTTGGGGTAGGGGGGTTGACAAGGTAATACAACAACTTCAGGTTAATGATATAACTAGGGCTAACTTGTCTGACTCGGTTTATATTTCTCAGTGGATGGAAAGGGTAGCGGCGTTAGATCAGAGTGTTATGGGAGGTCTTAGACAAACAGGACCAGAGAGGTTGACTAAGGCAGAGTTTCAGGGGACTAGAGGTGGTAATATTAGTAGGCTTGAGAGGGTTGCTAGGATTATTGGATTGCAAGCTATGCAAGATATTGGGTATATGTTTGCTTCTAACACCCAACAACTTATGGAGCAGGATGTTTATGTTAAGGCTGTTGGTAGGTATCAGGAGGAGTTAATTAAGAGTTTCAGACCTGCAAGAGGGAGGATAAAGGTTACTCCCTTTGAGTTGTTAGTAGATTATGATGTTGTAGTTAGGGATGGGAGTGTTCCTGGATTAGGTGGTAATGCTGAGGCACTAATGAGGTTGTTTAGTTCTATTGTTGGCATTCCGGAGTTGTATCAAGACTTGGATGTTCCACGAATGTTCTTATATATTGCTAAAGAGATAGGAGCTAAGAATGTGGAAGATTTCAAGAGGAATATTAGTAGGATAAAGACTGAGGTTGTTGATAATGAGGAGATTGACAGAGAGTTGGATAGGGGTAATATAGTACCTATAGGAGCTTAAGAATGAATAAGAATGATATTATAATAAGGAGTAGCAAGTCTGATCTGGTAAATTTTAAGAACTCAGTCTTAGCTAAGGATATTAGGAGGGAGTTATTAGTTTGGTTGAGAATGGCTAGGAATGAGTATTATGAGGTTGATAATTTGTTGGAGAAGGGTAGGATAGATGGGAGGATAGAAGCTATATCTTATGTGTTAAATATAGTTGACAATATGATTGAGGTATTAGATTTGAAAGAGAGGGATGAGAATGACGC